CTGGCAAGCGCCGTGCTGATCGCGTTGACGGCGCCCAGGACGGCCGAGAGGTTTTCCGCCCCACGGTGGGTCATAACCGCGCCGGTCGCCGTGTCGAGCCCGCTCAGGGCATCCCAGGACGGCTCCGACGCGCGGGTCTCGCGTTGGTCTCGGCCGAGTAGCCGGTCGAGGATCTTCATGCCGGCACCTCCTTGAGCATGTAGCGCGCCAGCAGGTCGGTCTTGTGGGCTTTCGGGAGCCGTCCGCCCTCGGGCGCGTCGTAGCTTGTGCGGTGGTCGTACAGCTCGGCCGTGCGCATCAGCGTGTAGACCTTGAGCGGTTGCGGGACCTCGGCCTGCGACCAGCCGGCGTCGTACTTGATCCGCACCGCATCAGGCCGATCCGCGATCTTCGGCCAGTCGTTGTCGGGCCAAATGCGCGCCGGCTCGACGTCGGTGTCGACCTGGTAGGCGGTGAAAGTTTGCGTCTGGCCGTCCGGGTCGACGTACTCGACCGAGGAGACCGACTGGACCGGCGGGCGGGGCAGCTCCCGCGGCCAGTGATCGAGCCGGAGCTGGAGGGTCGCGGCCATCCAGGTGCGGCGGGTCGCATTCTCGCCGTCCTGGCGAGCCGAGCCGATCAGCTCCTTGATCAGGGCATCCTCGGCCGAGTGCTCGACGCGCAGCCAATTCTTGGCCTCGGCCAGCGTCACCGGCTCCTCGGTCGGTGCGGTCACGATCGTCACTGGCATCGCAAGGTCTCCAGGTACAGGCGCGCCCGCTGGAGCCGGCCGGGCTCGCCTTGGTGCGCGCGGGCCGACACCGAGGTCTCGGCATAGGCGGGCCAGGCTGAGACCACCGACACCTCGACCAGATCCACGGCGCGCAGCTCCCGCCGCCGACCGTCGCGGGTCTCGCCGTTCGGCCGAACCCTGAACCCGAACGACATGCCGCCGAGGTCGCCGCGCTCGGCCAGGGCCAGCATGTCGCGGCCGGCCTGCGTGTCCGGGACGTCGAGGTCGAACGCCAGCCCGCGCTGATCCTCGGACAGGCGCAGGGTGCCGCTCCGGGTGCGGGCCAGGACGCGGGAGGGGTCGTGATCGGCCAGGGCCAGGACGTCGCCGCCGTCGCGCAGGGTGTGCGCGAACGCGCCGCGGCGGATCACCTCGGTCAGCCCACCGATCCGGGTCTCCTGGTCGAATACGGCTGCATAGCCCTCCAGCCGCCGGCCGACGGCGCGGATCTCCCGCGCCGCCCGCCGCTCGACCGAGCCCTTAGACACTGATGTTCGTGCCATAGGCAAAGCTCTCCGAGTGCCGCAAAGCAATATCGCAAGTCATCATCGCGCGGACTTGGACATTTCCTTTCGAGTAAGCAGTGCTTTCGAAAGGATTTACGAGAAGATCAAGCTCCGACCAGAAGCCGACCAAGAGGTCACTGAACCGACCGAAGATCAGCTCGGACGTCGCCGGGCTCCCGCTCTCCGGCACCAGGTTCGTGCGGGCCACCGGGAAACCGTCGAGGCGATCGCGGCTCTCCATCAGGAACCCATGCTCGGCCGACACCCGGTTCGTCTGCCGGAGTTGCCGCACAACGGACGGCCGGGTCAGGAACGCGCTCCCCATCGAGTCGGCATCCTCAACCTTGCCGATCACCTCCTGGATACCGGCCCAGTCCAGGGTGCTCAGGTCGACGCTGTTCGCGCTGGCGGTTTGCAGGATACCGTTAGGCTCATTGGCTCCGCCGCCGTCGATCGCCACGCGGTCAAGGGCCGCGGCCAAGATTTGGGCGAAGTCCTGCCGGGCGAGCTGCTCGACGTCAGGCGAACTTTGCTGCAACATATTTCGCGAAATTTCAGTAATCGCGCCGGCATGTTTGGGGCTCATTTGGACCGACGTGAAATTGTGATCCGAGGTACTGAGCCCGCCGTTCTCGGCTACCCATTCCGAGGTCGCGCTGGCCGTCAGTTTGGGGATGTCAACATTCCCCTGGAGGTTGCGCAGGACGCGGGCACCAAGCCGGCGGACCACGACGGCCTCGCGCAGGCGGTCGATGAACTGCCCGCCGAGGTGGTCGGTGGCGATCAGGTCGGAGCCGTTGCCGCCGCTGGTCAGCACGCGGTTTTCGACCGGCTGCTCAAAAACCTCGGCAGGGATCGGAACGCCCTGGAACTGCCGGCCGGTGCGCTGGCGGATCTCCTGCTGGACCTCCCGCTCGCGCCCATCGTCGACCGGCAGGCCCGCGGCGCCGGCCATCGCGCGCACGATCGAGAAGTCACGCCGCATCCGGTCGAACTGCTGGTCGCCGGTGCCGGAGACCTGCTGGCCGCTCATCCGGCGCTCGGCCTCGTCGATCGCCTGCTGGCGCTCGATGTCCTTCTCCAGGCGCTCGACCTGGCCGCGCAGCTCGTCGAACTTATGCTGCTGGTCGTCGGTCAGGTCGCCGTTATCGCCCTTCGGGTTGTCGGTGATCTCGCGCATCTGCTGGACGGTGCGAGACCGCCGCTCCTGTAGGTCTTTCAGTCGCATGTTAAGGCTCCTTCTGACGCGCCGGCTGCGCCGACATCGTGCGGGGACTGTGACGTCTCTCGACGTGCTGTTCGGGTGTGAGGTGCGGCCTTGTCGCCCTTGCCAGACACTGAGCCTGCCTCGGCCAAGCTGGAGAAGCCGAGACCACCTGCACCAAATCGAGGGCGACTTGGTATACCCCGACGGGCCGCGCGCCGGTCAGGAAACGGTGCAGGCAGGAGCAGCATCGTTACTTGTCCGCGCCCAGTGCGCGCTTTACGCGGTGGACCAGCGGATCGAGGTACAGAAAAGCGATCGGCTCGCCGGCCATAACCTCGGTGAAAATCGTGTTGCGATCAGCTCGTACCACGTGCCCGCCATCCGGCTTCACGGCCAGCAGCGTGGCCGAGGCATCGCTAAACAGCTCAGCCGGGCCGCGCCCCATCTCAGGCGGATCTTCACCTTCCACCCACCAAGTCACGGTTTCACCGAGGTCGGTGAACGGGATCGCGGCGTTAGCCGCGTCCTTTACCGACATTCCGAGCTTCACCAGCTCGGCCGTGATCGCGATTTGCAGGACACGGCGCAGGGAAAGAAGCTGCGGCCGACCAGCGCCCGCGGCGGCTCGGTCCTCATCGCTCAGCACGATGCTCCCGCGCTTCAACCAGCTCCGGCACGTGTTGGTGTCGATTCCGGCCGCTTGCGCGGCCTCACCGATGTAAAACTGTTTGATCCCTAGCTGATCCGCTTGCATAGCGGCCTCCGGTTGCGTGTTTCTGGATTAAAGGTACACCCGTACCGCCAATAGGTCAATAGGTCTTTAGAACGCCAGCACGCGATCGCCGGAGAAGTCGTAGCCCTTGCGCTCGGGCTCCCGCGCGGCCAGGCCGATCGCCATGACGGCTGCAACCACCGGGTCGATCCGCTCCCGCGCGCGATCCTTGTCGAGCTTCACCGCGCCGGTCGGGTCGGTATTCGGCACAACGTTGGAAACCGCCCACGTCAGCAGCGGGTTGCCGTTATGGCGCACGGTGCGGTTAAGGATTGCCTCCTCCAGCGCGCGCACGGCCGGCCCTTGCTCCCGGTAGCCCTGGCCGAACGGTTGCAGGGGCAGCTCGATCCCCTCCTCGGCCAAGATCCGTTGCAGCTCGGCCATGCTCCAGCGGTCGAAACCAATGAGCTGGACGTCGAACGCGCCCGCGATCTCGGCCAGGCGCAGGGCCACGAACCGTTTGTCGGTCCCGCGCCCCGGCGTCGGCTCGATCAGACCCTTATCCGCCCATTGACGGTAGGGCACGCGGTCGCGCTCCTCCCGTTCGCGCAGGTTGTCGCCAGGGCACCAGGACCAGCTCAGCAGCGCGCCGCCATCGTGCGGGAAGTAGAGGGCCAGGCTTGTGAGGTCGCGCGTGCTCCCGAGGTCGAGCCCGCCGAACGCCGGCCGGCCGCGCAGGTCGCGTTCGGTGTAGGAATCGGCGCACGCATCCCACTCGGCCGCGGGGATGAACCGCTCCTCGGCCTCGACGCGCTGGTTAAGGTAAAGGTTGCGAACCGCCGGCTCGCGGCTCGGGATACGGACGGCCTGCTGAGCGAACGTGCGCAGCTCCTCCTCGGATCGGAAGTCACCGAGGGCCGGGTTCGCCGCCCGCCAAGCATCTTCGTCCAGCAGGTCCGCGCCCTCGGGTGCGGCGTGCAGCTCCAGGTGAAAGGTCGGATCGTCGACCTCCCCGCGCTGGACGGCCAGGCCGTAGTCGATCAGCTCCGACATGACATGGAAGTCGTCTGCCGCCTGCGTGCTAATCACGATCGTCAGCGGCTCGGCCCGCGCGCCAGTCGAGGTCGTCAATACGTCGAATAGCTGCCGGCCTGGCGCCTGCGCCAGCTCGTCATAGATAATGAAACTGGCCGAGAAGCCGTGCTTCGTCTTGGCGTCACTCGATAACGCCTTGTAGATCGAGCCGGTCTCCAGATCCTCGACTTCCTTGGTGAACCTCTTGACGTTCACCCTGGCCTCGATCCAGGGCACGCGCTCGATCAGCGCCTCCAGCTCATTGAAGATAAGGCTCGCCTGGTCGCGATCCGCCGCCGCGGAGTAGCACTGCCCGCGCTCCTCGCACTCGGGGCCGACAAGGTGCGCCAGGCATAGCGCCGCCGCCAGGGCCGTCTTGCCGTTCTTCCGGGCCATGCTGAGGATCGCGGTGCGGATCTTGCGCCGCCGGTTGCGGCCGGTGGCGTAGACCGCGCGGATGAACCGCTTTTGCCAGCGGCGCAGCTTGAACGGCCGGCCCGCGTGCTCCCCGGCCGTGATGACCAGCTCGGTCTCGATGAACTTGATGACGCGCTCGGCCCGGCTCAGGCCCTTGCGCTCCCACGGCCGCGGGGTCTCGGCCTGATCGCCGCCGGTCTGCTGGCGTCTGCCCTTGGGCTTGGCGCCTTTGCCTCGGAGGCCCATCGTTCGATACCTCTCGAATTAAGTCTGTAGGTGCCTCACCCCAACGGTACTCGACCGTCAGGTGTCAGAGATTTTCTTGAGTGTTCCAGTAATGGCGCGGGTCGAGCGGTCGTCCGGTCTCGGGATCAACGCCCTTCACCCGCGCACCATTGTCCTGACGCGTCTTGCGACTGTGGTGCGCGTGGGCGAGTGACTGGAGGTTCGACCAAGCGAACGGCTCCCCGCCCTCCTCGATCGGCGTGATGTGGTCGACGTTATCCGCCGGCAGGGCCAGCGGCGCCGCCTCACACTCCGGGCACTGGCACAACGGGTTCGCCTGGAGCTTGCGCCGCCGGAGCCGCTGCCAGCGCCTTGTCCCGTAGGGCCACCTAGCCACGACGCGCCTCCCGCGCCAGCCGGCGCAGCTCGGCCTCGATCTCGCTCTTGGTCTCGTAGTATCGCTCAGGCTTCCGGTGGTCCGGGCGCAGCCGCCTGAGCTGATCGGCGAGGGTCTCCAGCCGCTCGGCTGCCTCAGGCATCGTTACCTCCCGACGCTTCATCCCCGGTAACGTTGGTAACGTCGGTAACGTCCGGGTCAGACTTCGCAGTTTTCCGGGGCTTCCGGCGGGATGATTTCGTTACTGGTCTGTCTGGCGTGCCGGTAACGTCGGTAACGTCGAGCTGATCGTTACCGTTACCGTTACCCTCGGCCTGAGGGGCGGTAACGTCCTGAGAGGCGCCGTCTGCGGGGCTTTCGGCGGAAACGTTACCATCGTTACCATCGTTACCGCCTGGTCGCTGGTAACGTCCGCGGCCGACCTTCTCGACCTCCCCGTCGCGCGCCATGTAGAACAGCAGCTTGCGCACGTTGCCGACGTGCATGTCGCACGCCGCGGCGATCTCGGTGGGGCCGACGGCCTCGGGTGCTTCGTCCAGGACGTCGAGGATCGCTTGGCGCTGGCCCGACCGCTGGACGTTGCCGGCGTCACCGAGTGCGCGTTCCGCCGGATGTTGGGCACCGATTCCAATTCAAGGTGGGCGCCCATTCCGATCCATGTTGGGC